TGGATGGGCAACACAAGATCGCGACACGAGGGTCTTTCGAAAGCCCTGGTGCTGTTTGGGCTACTGAGTATTTACAGAAATATGATTTAACGGGGTTGCCGGATGAAGTTACATTATTGTTTGAGATTATTTGTCCGATTACTCACATAGTAGTAGACTATGGTGATCGTGAAGACCTAGTGCTCTTGGCAGCTTACAATCGCCATACTGGCGAAGAGTATGATTGGGCACAAGTGGAAGAGTGGAGTCACAAGTTCGGCTTTACTTTGGTCGAGTCGTACACCCAAGATTGGTTGGGATATTGTCGAGGACAGATCAAAACTGTGTCCGGTGCTGAGCTTGAAGGTTTTGTCATTAGATTCAATAATGGTTTACGAGTCAAAATCAAATCCGAAGATTATTTTAGACGAAGCTATCTGCTACATTATCTCACTCCGTTAGCCGTTTGGAAAATGATGGTTAATGGCAGGGTGTCAGAGGAAGTCTGGGAGTGGATGAATATAGAATATCACGATAAACTAACCGCTATATCCGTGGCTTTAGAGTAAAGATACCAAGAAATCTATGCTGAGATTCGCCAACAAATGTCAGATATAGAAAACAATTTCGTTATTTCACTAAGCTTCCACGAAGATCGGGCGGCGTTCGCTAAGGCTACTCACAGGATGAGTCATCGACATGCATTGTTCTCCCTGTTGGACGATTGCCATGAACGTGTTGATAAATATATTCATAAACTAATTCGTCCACACAAAAACATGATTGAAGGAGAGAAGTGATAAGGAGGCAGTAAAGATTATTACTGTGTAGATTCAGGTACACGCAAATACAGAACCGGGCAATCAAAAGATTGCTCGGTTTTTTGTGCGCTGGTGTATAAAGATATTGTGGTGAATCTACAGAGCCTTTGTTTCTATGTTGATTCGGAATCTCTGTAGCCTTATCTTTTAGGGGGTAGAACTATGACGTTAGTGAATGATACTTTGGGAGCTAATCTAAATCCATCTCCCAAGACTTTTAAGATGTATAAGACTCTTTCAGCTACGGCTCCATCTGGGTCGCCAGATACAGATACCCAAGCATTTTTCTCGAAGAATTGTCCTTTCCCTGTGAAAATTCTTGGGTTTGAGGTTCAATGCGTATCTGTGTCTGGAGCAGGTTTTAATGGTTCCGGGTCAGCCATGACTGTTGCCTTACAGAGTTCCGATGAGGTAGATGTATCTCCAGCTTCACCGACTGTGGTGGTTTGGGACACTGTTGTAACAATCGATTGTTCTGGTTCCGTAGCAAGTACCGACAAACAATTACTAACTGCACCCGCCAACTCTGGTAGCGTCAATAATGCCAGTTTGGATCAGACATACGTAGAAGTTCCAAAGGGCGGTTCTTTAAGAGCGACTTTATCTGCACAGGCAGCGGACTCAATCGGCATTACTATCACTACACCAGTAGAACTCCTAGCGATTGTGGAATGTGTTCCAACTTCAACGAAATACCAGATTAGTTTCTAGCTATGGAGCAATCGAATAGACTTTACAGAACCGGGGATTCCCCGGTTCTTTTTATGCGCTGGTGTATAAGATTATTAGGAAAGCTTGTAGGACAGCGGTTCGCTGAGTTTTGGGGACTGGGAAGATATAGGATGGATGCATCCGGAAAAGAGCGGCTTATTGCCAGGATAAGTTGGGGGGATACCCCGGCTACCGTTATTACGCAAAATGGCACCCGCGTCTCGTTTCTGCTACACTCTCCCACACCCAAAGAACAGGCTCAAGCTGCGACAGTTTATTCTGTTGAATACCAACATGGAATTATTATGGGCTTGTCTCCTAGAGAATCCATAATAAGCGATATGATTGCTTTAGGCAGATGGAGCCATCAAAAGGAAATAGAAATAGATGGGTTACAAAAAGATATCTACAAGATACGCCATGGCCTTCTAGATTTCCTATTCAACGAAACTAAGTTAGAAAAGGCTCGTACCCTATTGCGTCGTGCCGAATCTGCTTTGCTTGAAAGACTGTCCCAGAAGCACGACTTGACCCAAGATAGCGCAGAGGCGCATGCTCTCATTGGCCAACAACGACGCCTAATTTACTATATTACCGAAGACGAAGACGGCCGTCCATTTTGGGAAACAAAAAGTGATTTTGAACAATGCGAAGACATAGGTATTATCACACAGTTATGCGAATTGTTCTTTAGACAATCGCGAATTTCTACAAAGTTGATTCGTGAACTAGCTAGATCGCAACAATGGAGAGAATATTGGGCGATAGCCAAAAACACTAACGACTTATTCGATAATTCTGTTTTATCGTGGTCTCCGAATCAAATAGAACTGTCTTACTGGTCCACTATATACGACTCTGTTTATGATGCTTTTGAACGGCCATCTCAAAAAATTATCGTAGATGACGACTTGTTAGATTCATGGTTTCTGAGACAAAATGATAAAATGGAAGCCCGCACCGGCAAAGAGTTGATAGCCGATAAAGGCAGTCATAAAGCAGGAAGACAAGAACAGTTTGTTGTGTCTGACGAACAAGGAGCGAAGCAAGTTTATGGTATAAATGATCCGATATCACGAGCTACAATTCAAGCGAGACAGAATGTTTTACAAAAAAATTCGAGAGTTCTGGAACAAGATATGCCTAATAGTCAAAGAGAGATGCAACAACAATTAATGCAAATGCGACAAAGACACGGTAAAGATATTCGCCGAAAGGGATAAAATGTCGAAAAAGGAGGATGAATTAGCTGCAATCCGTCGAAGACAACAACTACTTTCGCATGGTCGTATTTTAGACGATTCTCGTGAACGACTCAAAAAAATTGCAGCTAAAAAATTTCGAACATGCTTTATTTCGGCTTTGGCTGAATTCGAAAATACATTTGGTCTTGAAGTTTGGGGCCACAATTTACCAGAGGATAGTATCACGACAGAGCAAAAGGCCAATCGATTACGGTGGGAACAGGTTAGAACGAACATCTTAAATAAAGGAAACACCCAATCGCGTGCATTGGGTATGGAAATGGATTTGCATCTGATAGAATTCGAGGGATATCGGATGGATTTTGGAGGAAAGATTGATGAGTAATCAGAAAAAGAAAACGGTTGTTGACACTGTAGGCGAAAATGGGAAAAAGCTTAAGCTTGCGATTAAGCCATTGGGACACAAAGTATTACAAGAAGCACAAATGGTGTATAGTGTTGAACTTACGTCACTGATTAAACGCAGTGTTTCGGGGGAGGCTCAGCTTTTATCTCGACAACAATTGGAGCAACATCTTAGCGATCTGGGCATTTGGACAGAAAATGATGCTAGACAGTTTTTGCACTCACAACTGGAACTGAGGTCTTTGGAATTAAAGCTGAAAAAGGGCGGCATTAAGGTGTCTGAAGCCAAGAGAATCGCTTTGGAAATGAAAGCAAAGAGAGCTACTCTATTGGTCCTCTATAGTCGTCGCTTACAATTTGATGGTATTACAATGGAATCTATGGCTGAAAACAAAAAGTTCAAATTTCTTATTGTGAAGTGCGTAGTGATTGTCAAGAATGATATGCTATTCTTTGCGAGTATCGAGGATTATGAAGCGAGGCAAAGTGAGCAAGCCTCTGTAGATGTTGCTGCCATAGTAGCTGGTCAGGTTTATGGATACAATCAGAATACAGAAACTAATCTTGCAGAGAATCAGTGGCTTCAACAGTTCAACCTTGCCGATGACCAAGGTAGACTAATTAATAAAGATGGCCAATTAATAGACATAGATGGTCGTTTAATTGATGAAAACGGTCGTTTTGTTAATGAACAGGGGCAATTTGTTGATGATAAAGGGATGCTTGTTGATAAGAACGGGAATTTCGCAATAGAAACAGAACCGTTCATTAATGATGAGATTGTGGAAAAAACGTAGAGGTGGTTTAGATGGCGAAGCCTTTTATTCTTGATGTAAACTTACGCATTCAACAAGTGTTGGGCCTAGCAAGCGTCAAGCAACAGTTGGCTAGTGTGCAAACTGGTGGCGTTGGTCAAGTACAAAAATTGCCAGCCGGATTCAAAACCGCTAGTCAAGCAGCTTCCTTGTTGGCCGCCAATACCGCAAAAGCTTCTAAAGCTGTCAACACATTAGGCTCTAGTGCTAAAAAAACAGGGGCACATTTAGGCACCGCCGCTAAAAAGGCACAGAATTTCGGTGATCAAATTTTCTTAGCCGGTAAGAGATACGGCGCATTCCTCGCTGCTACGGTCGTCGCATTCAAAGCTATCCAGTTGATTTCGGCAGGAACCAAAACTGTTATCGAATTTGATCAAGCTATGGTTTCCTTATCACAAATCATAGGTAAACCCATAGACCAACTTGGGGATTTGTCACAAAAATTTCTTGATCTATCTGTAGCCACAGGCACTAGCGCTGCTGACATTGCTAATGCCGCTAAATTGTTAGCGCAAGCTGGTTTCAGGGGCAATCAATTAACCGAAGCTGTCGAGCAATTGGCCAAAGTTCCTCTCACACCCATCTTTGAAAACATGGAACAAGCTGTTGATGGTGCTGTTGCTGCTATGCGTCAATTTTCTGACGAAGGCTTGACTGTCGAAGATGTTTTTGATAAAATGATTAAAGTTTCTGATAAGTACGCAGCTTCTTTCCCCGATATCATCGAAGGCATTAAAAGAGGTGGCGCTGCCTTTCAAGCCATCGGCGGGAATTTAGATGAATTTATTGCCGCTTTTACAACCATCAGGTCTGAAACCAGAGAAGCTGCTTCGGCTGTAGGAACGTCCTTAAAAACTCTTTCCTCACGTTTGGCTGACCCAAAAATTATTAAGTTTCTAGAAACTAAGGGAATTCGTTTGATTGAGAAAGGGCAATTTGTTGAACCACTAGAAGCAATGCGTAGGATCGGTCAAAGATTAGGTGAAATGCAAGATATTCCTGAACGAACCGAGATTGCTGTTAAGCTAGGAGGGCGTAGACAGATTAGTCGTTTTATCGCTTTAGCTAAAAATATGGAAAAAAACAATAGGATTCTAGAAGATTCCAAAAATTCATCTAAAGAATTCAGTAAGGTTACCGAACAAGGACTACAGGCAGTCGGCAAACAAGTCGATATTCTTGTTGCCAAAGCCAAAAAGTTGGCGATAGAATTAGGAGCAGATTTATTCATACCATTCATCAAAGGCTTAACTGGCACCGCCGATGCCGCCATCGCACTACTAGGTGTATTAAAACCAATTCTCCCCCTAATAGCCCAAATCAGCACCTTTCTTGCCGGTGCGGCTATCTTCAAGGGCGTTAGCGGATTCGCTATCCCCAAATTGGCCCAACTTGCTGGTCCCGCAGCTTTTTCGGCAGCAGGAGGCGGTTCCAAAGGCGTAAAAGCCGGTTTTGTCGCTAGCCCCTTTGCGCAAGCTGGTGTTCTGATTGCCGCAGCAGAACTGGTAGGAGCATTTACCAAAACAACGGAAGGTGCCGAGACTTTTGCATCGACTTTAATTACATCTACAGCTATGATAACTGCTGGTATCGCATTGTTCAGAAAGCAGACAATAGCTCAATTCGCTATGGGCGGAGGCTTATTGCCATCTCTTGCTGCTAAGGGCGGATTAGGTGCTGCTGTTGGGACGATAGCAACTCTTGGTGCTATTGCAGTTCCTATAGCTCTTATCAAGGCTAATAAAAGCGCTAAAGAGCTATCCGATAAGATCGTAGAAAGTGCTATTCAGTCAATCGCTAATATTGAAATTGATCCGATAGACGCTAAATCTGTAGAAAAGGGTTTAGCCGATTGGCACCAAATCATTGTACAAAGTGCCCAAAAATTGATTGACAGTGCTGATGTAAGTGTCGATCCAAGTTTCAGAAAGTCTGCGCGAGTTGTTGCGAGAACTATGGGCAAGGTTGTGGAAGGCAATTTCGCAGCTTTAATCAGTTATGGTGGTTTATCTCAAGCAGATGTAGAATCGCACATGCAAGAGCTTATTAAAAAAAGTCCTCAATTAGTAGGGGCTGCAACCCAAGGAGTTATTAGTAGTATATCTGCTGGCGGTAGGCCAGAGGGACCATTGGGTGAACGCGAAAGACTGATAGAAATGAATGTGGCAGAGGGATATAATACCGAACAAGCTATAAGATTTGCCGATGCCATAATAAAAGCCGCTGGCGGTTTAGATGAATGGAGTGGGAAAGTACGAGAAGGCGTAGCTACTTTACAAGACGAAATTGATGCAAGAACAAAAATGACCAAATTAACGAAAGGATTGGTGCCATCTAGATTAGTAGGCCAATTGTCTCGTTTTTCAAAAGCGGTAGATGAAACGACCAGGACTATTAGTACGTCCGCTCAGTTATTTAATACACAAATTGCTCTGATTGCAGGCGGTATCCAAGTGCCTACATTTGAGTTTGATTTTGGTACTGATCAAGTCAAACAATTTATTCGTGGTGGCGGCTTAGATGAAATATTCGC